AGGATTTCCATCTCACATTTGCATAATTTCAGCATCAAGTTGTTTTTCTTTGACTTCAATAAGTTTATCATTATAATCCTTCTTGTCGATAGCCTCTTTTTCTTTGATTTCAACTTGTTTCTGTTCAATTTGAAGTTTAGCTTCACTATTAGCTTGAACTTGTGATTGCAAACGTTTGATTTCATTCTGTAGATCAGATATAATTTTCTGATCTTGCTTAAGATTGGATTCATATTGCTGAGCTTGTTGTTGTAACTGTTGAATCATATTATTCTCAGCTTTCTTTTCACGAACAGCTTTATTCATTCGATGTTTCATTTCAGTTAAACTCTTAGCATCTAATATATCAAATGCCATTTCAGCATCTACAAGTCCACCTTTTATAAATTCAATATTCATTTGTTGAGCAGTCTGGAGTTTAATATAAGTTTCAGAACTATCGGCAATATGAATATCGTAGTCAGTCATTGTAAAATGTTCTGGTAGTGCAGTAAAAGTTTTTACTAATCTGTCTCCCAGAACAATTGTTCCAGTAAGTCCTTTCTTAAATACAAATTTCGATAGATTTAACAAATCATAATAAACTTCACGTTGCATTAAATCCATCGCATGGAAATACTGTTTTGTAAGTAATGTTGATTGATGAATTCCAACCTTTACATTAGATGCTGCTTCTCTTTCTTGAATTTGTCCAAGTTTCTGCTGGAATACGCCAGAAATTGAAGACGCTTGTTGTTCAACAGAATCAATTGCAATTTGAATTGCTTGAATAGCCTGTGCTTTAATAGAATCATCATAACCATTAAATGTAGTATTGATTAATTGCGCTCCTTCTTGCGAAGAATCATATCAAGCAATACCATTCTTTTTATATGCAATTCACTTTTGAATTCTTTCTGGCATTTCAACTCCAAGAAAAGCAGGAAGACTTGCTGCATCAACTCAGTCACCAATTGTACCAGATGTTGCAATAAGATTATCTCTATAGTACAATAAGAGGTCATATCTATCTTGGAGAGACATTGTACTTTGAATAAGACTAAATGGTTGACCATTCTTATCATTAAAGAACATTCCATTTAAATTAAGTTTACAACTACGTGGATCACTCTTACTTCTAATATAATAATCAGGTTCGCCTTTAGTTATATAAATGTCCCATCCAATCTTGATACCTTCATGAAGAACAGAACGATTCTTCTTTCTGTCTCATTCAAGTCATTGACATTCATAAACTGGAATTAAACGATTACTATGCGAAGCAGCTCACTGTTCAGTGTCATAAGGATATAAAGGATGAACTTCTAATCCTGCTAGAATTCCGGGAGTTGGACCTTTTTCTGTAGTTCCATCGTCCAACATTCTTTCCATTTCAGAATTCACCACAACATAACTGTTCAAGTAATCACCATACTTAATTCCAGTAAAATACTCATCAAGTTTACTTAAGGCGCTGTCTGTCAAATCCTCTCCAAACTCTTCATAAATTTCATCTTTAGTCATTCAACGCCTAATAACAGCACGACGTGATTGATTTAAAAAGAATCCATTTGGATTTCTATCAACAAACGTATCAAGTGGATTAAGTACATCTAACACAAGATTATCTTTTCCGCCAGACGGTTTTACTCTATAATAACAAATACCTCCAATAAGTAAATCCGTAAGCATCTCTCTGAGTTTATTTCTAATATCTAACTCACGATTATGTTTGATGTACTCAAGTATATTTTGTGCAGCAATTTCATAATCAGATTCAAAAGAATTTTCAACATCTAATTGAATTCTCTGTAATTCCTTTTCAACAAAAGGATCATTTACAGGTTCTTTTGAATTCATCAATATGTCAACTATAGCATTTTGAAGATATTTCTGAAGAAATTGTGATATTTCAGAATCAATCTTCAATTGTTTATCTCTCTGAATTTTAGAAACTGTTTCATCATCTTTACATGTAACTTGCATATCTGGTTCTAATTCCAGATACTCTCCAACTAAAACATCAATGTGTTTCTTCATAAGTGGAGTAAATGTAATTGATGTTGGAACTCCGATTCCAAAATTTGTCTCTAAGTATTTGAATTGGTCCGCATCACGAATTCCATGATAATAATTATATGCTTTTCTCAATGCTGTTTTATCATAGACCAATTCGGTTATACATTGATTTATTTTCTCAATTTCTCTATCTTTATTCATCGTCCCAATCAGTTTCTTCAAAAACAATAGGTTCTCTTGTTATCTTATAATAACGAACCAGTTCATATCTGTTCTTTTTGAATTCTTTACGAATAAATTCTTTAAATTCATCTTCAGTACCTTCATAAGAAAACACTAAAGGTGTGTATCATCTATCCAAATATAAACGAAGTTCATAAACAGTATCATTTAGTGGTTTACAAGCAGGATCTCCACATACTTGTTCAGGATAGAATACATTGACCTTTAACTTTCCTATATAACATCCATCTATGGTTTCGTTAATTATACATAAAACCTCTTGTTCTAATTTTGTCATTATATTAATTTTTTATTTGGAATTACTCCATAATGGAGAATACCTCTACTGTCTTTATAATATCCAATATCTTGTCAAGTTTTGTTAGTAACTGCTGGTTTCATTGGAGTTATTCCAGTTAATGCTTCATCACCTATTTCACAGCAAGACATTGCTGCAATTATATCAAATTTACGTTTATTTTCATAGGTGTATTTAAGAAGTTCTTCAAGCATTTCTGGATAATCAATTGTGTAATAATAATCGGATAAAAAGGCACTTATTAACTCCAATCCATGTTTAATCACAGCTTCTGTACTTGGAACTCCAATTAATCGTTTAGTTGGCTTTTTCTTTGCTCTAACAGAAACTGCATATTCTGGCCGACTCATTAATAAATTGTCTTTTTTACGATCTCTCAAGAATTGTTGAAACGTAATTTTAGTAAATTCCAGCATCGCTTGACAATTATATCAGGTGAGCAATTTAAGAGCGATCATATAAGCTATACGAATGTCACGAGGTCTGTCTTTATATACAGCAACATATTTAGGCTCTTTGTCTCCAAATACACGTCTTTTAATTACAATACAGAAATCAGATACGTCATTGTCTTCAGCAGAATTATCTGAACCCATGTCAATTGAGTCTATACCAGCTACATATAAGTTGTTTCAGACATTTCCGTTAGGATCTTTCAAAGGTTCTTCAACAATTAATAGTTTTGAATTAGCAGAATCATATGCATTTACTTTTGAATATTGTGGAGAATCTTTATCTCATTCAAGTGCCACATGACGTACTTTTTCACCCATGTTGTGAATCTTAAGATTGACCATTTGTTGAGATATTAATTCTGCATCAAATACATTAGCACCTGTTTTAGCAAGAGCTTCTTCTGGAACAAAACAGTGTTCAGCACATTCATCAAGATATTTTTGTCCAGTTAATGATTTTCTGTATTCTTCATAATATTTTTTAAACTCAATATGATTTGTTACACCACGAGAATCTAAATATTTTGATACAAGTGCAAATTTATGTGATGGAAGGAAGAAAGCAGTTAATTCTGGTTTTCCATCATAAGTGTCATAATTTTTAAATGGAAGTACTTTAAATGATTTTGGATTTTTAAATGCATCTGCCAATCCACCAAGATTCATATCATCACCACCAGTTCCAAGTCCTATTTTTGTACCAAAGTGTTGACCACCAAGTTCTACAAGAGAGTCACCTTGAATTCAAGATGCAGATAGGATTGGATTAGATCCAGCCTCTTCATAGATTAAACGGTCTGTACGATCACCTCTAATCTTACCAGGTTTATCGGCAACGATTGTATGAATCTCACTCATTCATCCTGATTCAGTACCATCCCTACTTACTTTAGACGCTCTTTTTGTATCATCATTATTAATTTTCTGTCTAACGTGTCTTAAACCCCCATTTGTATTAGTGTTTAATCAGTCTAATTGATATCAACACTTACGTTTCAAAGATGTTAACTTAGTATCATCAAATGCTGTAAGTACTACACGATATGCTGGTTTTGTTGTATAAGGTCTAACAGAAGTTGCAGCAGTCATTTCCGACCAACCTACACCTCTACCCTTCAAAGCAACAGCATTTAAACGAAGTATTTCAGCCATTTCCAAATAATGGAATCATTCGTATTGCTTTGATAAGAACTTTGGGAATGAATAATGACGACCAGCACCAGAAATTGCATTTTCGTCAACAACTTCCATTCTATAATAATTCAAATAATAATAATTATCCCCAGTTATTCTATATTTTCCAACGGTATAACCATTATTCATTCTTTCTACTTCCCGATTTCATAAATCGTGTCATGGTTTAGTACCTTCTGGAAAACTTGTGTATTTATTATTGTTTGAATTATAAATATTAGCCATTTCACAAAATGGAGTTGGATCAAAATCCAGCCCCTTCTCCATTGTAATTGGACGATACCCAGTTAATTCATAAGATAATTCTGGATCAAAATATTTAATCTCTTCTGTTATAGGAACATCTCATTCTTCTCCTGGTCTTTCATGATGAACAAACGGACCTGTGTATTCTTCAACAATTGTTGGATTTTCAAGTTTTTGTTTTAATTGTATATCTTCTTCAAAAAGTTCTCTTATTAACTCTTCTTCATAAGTTCGGTCAAACTTTGGTAAAGCCTTCTTTTTCTTTTCTTCCTTAATATCATCTTTTGTCTTTACCAATTTTTTACGTTTACCTGTAACTTTATCAATAGCCATATTAGTCCATATTAATCTAACATACCAAGAGCAACATCTCCTCTAACTGCAGCAGCGGCTTCTTGATTTGTTTTATGTAATTGCTCTAAAGCTTGTAATTCAGCTCTTATTTTACTTATACTTGTTAAATCACCAATAACATCTTTTGGTTTATAAATCGGTTTTCCATCTGCATCAACTTCACTAAAATCAATACTATCCAAATGCACACGCATTTTATATATTGTATGATATGCTGTTTTAATTAAAGATAGGATTGGGTCAGCTTCTTGCATTTCTTGATATTTATGATATGCTGCTAAGAAGTCTTCGTCTTTTAAATCTTTCTCATCCAATCCACTATCAGCCAATGCAGCTTCATGTTTATCTTTCTCAAGATATTTAAAATAAGGACTTTTAAAATCAAGAACCAAATAAATGTAAGTAAATTCTTTATAGGCGCGAATTCGCTGTTCACCTTTCTTATCTTCCTTACATTTATTTCTTTCTGGTTCTCATAGTTTTGCGAATTCTTTTACTAATAATATGCTATAATCGTCTATTCGAAGAGAGTTTGTTGCGTTATCGAATATAAAGATTTGCATAAATTATTATTTTTTAACATCATACATTGGAGGTACTAACCTTTGAGCATTGGATAATCTCTGAGGTGTATTCTTTTTCATATGATTAAAATAGAAATCGTGCCAAGAATAATCTTTTGTATTTGGTGTATATATGTTTGTTCATCTAATCCATTTGGCGTCTGGTAAATTATTTGTTTCCTTTATCGTGTTTGATCCATTTGGATTATAATGTCTGACAATCTTACTATCCAAAAGACCTCCTGGAACATTTAATCTATAAGT